AAGGGTTGAACTGTTTCTAGAAGGACAACTAAATAGAAACAAAGGCTCTTTAGCCAAGAACATCACCCACTTAATTAATTGATCTATGGAATGGACTACTAAACAAAACCTAAGGCTTGGCGAACTATCACCGGCACACCAGGTAGCGATGATTAATTTCATCAATGCCGTTGCTTCAATGAACAGTGAACAACGCTGTCAACTATTCAAGAGGTTAAAGCTGTTATGACTACTTCTGAAAGAACCATTATAGAAATGATTGAAACAGAATTAATCTGTTCAATGTTCATAGCAATGATCAAACAAGACTGTCCAGACTCAACGCCTATGGTTGGCTTTGATATCACACTCGGAGAGTTTAAGAAAATCATCAAAGTAAAACCACACGAACTGGAGGCTATCAAACGTGACGCAATCAACCTTTAATCCAGATGCCTACTTTGATCGGCTTCTCTGGGAATATGAAAAGAATCTTGAGCGATTAGCACAAGAAGAGCGAGAAGCTGAAACGGCTAATCGTATTGCTAATCATGAAGAAACTCAAGAAGATTTAATCCAATGCGATTGGATCGCTAAACTATTAAATCCACTTTATCAAGAGGTCTTCAACAATGAATAAGAGTCAAGACCTTATCTCTGGCATAGAAATGATTTACGCACTAGCCAAAGAAAAGGACTGGTCAAGCGAACAGCTCAACGGTCAGGTCCAGTCATTTATTAATGATTGGAAAGACCGCCGAACATCTGACCTATTAAAGAGGCATTCAACCTAATGCAACACCATCTAACTAAGAAAACCTCTAACAAAAAACTAGGAAAAAATGTGGCTGCTTCTACTACCTCCTCTGATTCTTGTCCTGCAGCTTGTCCAATGGCGACAGTCTGTTATGGAAAAAAGGGGCCGGCATCATGGCATTGGGGAAAGCTAGACAAGAAAGAGCGAGGCACTAACTACACTCAGTTTCTCAAAGATGTTGAGGGTCTAGCTAATGGTTCACTCTTTCGCATAAATGTCACGGGTGATCTCCCATCCTTTGGCGGAATCATCGACAGCTTTAAACTGTCTCAACTTGACAAGATATGCAAAAGCAAAAACCTAATGGCTTGGACTTATACACACCATCACGTAACACAGGACCAGCGCCTAGTTAATCTTCAAATAATTAAAGAGGCGTCAAGGTCTGGCTTCTGCATCAATCTCTCAACTGAAGATATAGACGAGGCTCTTGATTTATATGATCAAGGTCATTCTGTATCAATAGCCAACACAGAACTATTCAACTACTTAACCAATAAGGGAATAGCCAAACAGTTTGGTATAAGAATGAAAATAGATGGGGACAAGCTTAAACGCTTTGTACCTTGTCCAGAACAACGGACAGACCTACCGGAAGGAGTAAAGGTTACTTGTTCCAACTGTAGGCTGTGCACTAACCACATTCCCAACAAGAGGGCTATTGTAGTCTTTAAGGTCCATTAGGTGTATATACTTATACACGTTCTAGCCGTTCTAGTCTTCTTTCTAGTTATTCTCTATAGATAAAGGTCTCTAATAGTAGGGGCCTTTTTTTATGCGTGTGGATTATAGAACCTAATGATGCTATAGATAATGAGAATCATTAGCAATAAGAGTAGGATAGATCCCAACATAAATTTTCCAATCAATTCGGGAAAATACTATCACGGGACACACCACCCATAATAAGATCATGCCTTAAATTAGATGAAGAGGCATAGTCCAAGATATGACAACACCGGCTAAAGAGAAGTTCTATGGTCCACTCAAGCAGGTAGCTCAGCAGTATCTTCCAATGCTCATGGCAAGGATGAAGATATTAGAACAAAGATCTCTTAATGCTATGGAGTACTTGGACGCAGAAGCTGATACACAGCACGAGTTGGTGTGGGAGTTTGATGACGCTGAACGTATTGCCTCAGTAGCGGCAGCACAGACAGACCTGCACAAAGCAGTATTAGAGGCAGGAACTTGTCAACAGCTCGTCGGTGCATTTATTGAATTACTTCAAGAGGATTATAGAAAGATAAAAGACAACAGTTGTTTCTTTGTAGATCCTAAAGGAAACGTAGTGTCTTTGTATGAGGGTCAAGTACCCGATGATTCCACGTAAGAAACTTTCTTCATATAAACCGCGTCAAGAGCATCTAGATAGCCTTCCCAATAGTCTCTGTCTCGATCACCTATAGCTGTTTTGTACTGCTCTTTGGCGCTTGAATATGTATCAGTTAAATACTCAAGATCAAAGGTAATGTACTCATTCGTCATTGGCTTTAGAAAGTAGAAAGGCTCCTGGTTAAAGGAGCCCTTCAAGTTTAATGTGCCTTCCTGTAATAGACGACACCACGGTAGACGAGTTTGGTCATTGGATTGAGCCTCCGAACTACCTAACGCCCGTTCCATCGTTAGGCTGCCTGCGTCCCGTTATGGGATGAACGTACGCTGGAGGCTATCAGATCTGGTAGCCGTTGCTACTATCATCCTACCACTTCGTAAAGTGTCACTAGAACTTATACTTAGCCCCTAGCTTTGATGAATAAGTATTATCTACATCACCATCGTTGGTTTGTAGAGCTAGCTCACCATAGATATCAAGCTTCTCGGTAGCAGCTACGTTAATGCCAGCCTTAGCACTGAGTTGAGTGTCGTTATCAGAAGCACCATCATCGTTAATGAAAGCTGGTCCTCCTTGGACATAGTACCCGAAGTTATCTGTTCCCAGGTCTCCCTCATATCCAATATGGAGGTCTGTTGTGGAGCCTGTATAGTCTGAGCCACTGTGTGAGCCATTGTATTCAACGTTTGTATAGAAATCACCAGCAAGGGCAGGAGCTGTGCCTACACCTAGCAGGGCAGCTAGTGCGATTGCGTACTTCATTAGTAGAAAGTATAGTTACCTTTAAAGTTTAAAGCCTTTTAAAAGTAGAAGTAGTAGTATTTACCCTTATTAAAGCTTTTAAAAGGACAGTTTATAAAGTGTCCTCATACAGCTTGAAAATTTTTTGTTCTCTCTTCAAACTTCTGCTTGTCCTTAAAAACTGATTCAAATGCAATTCGCTGGAAAATTCACTGGATGGGTATCACACCACACCAAGGAACCAACTTATCAGAACCAACCTTGTGATTGGAGTGCCAGTATTAACGTCACAGAAGACACTGAGGAGTTAGTAGCTGAGCTCGAAAAGAGATGGGGTGAAGCTTGTAGTTGGTGGGCTAACCAATCAGGACGTGGACCTAAAGCTCGCTTCTTTCCTAAGCCTTGGATTGAAGAAACGGATGGGTCTGTAACTGTAAGAATCAAAGCTAGACCTGGTAAAAAAGAGTTTCCTTTTCCTTTTGTTGATGGGAACCTCGAACCATTAGCAGAAGATATTAACCTTCGTGAAGGAACTTATGCTCTTATTGAAAGTAAGTGCAGGTTTTACTCACCTCAAGCCAAGCAAGGTGGTATGAGGGTGCAACCTTTAGGTATTCAAATACTTAAAGCTGTTACTGCAGTAGCTCAGGACAGCGGTGGTGAGAAGGATGTTACTCCTGAGGGTATGTTTGAAAAGCGAAAAGGATACAAGCAAGCTTCGCCAAAGGTTGAGAAACCTGATAACGTAACCGACGAGGATCCTGATTTCTAACTAGATGGCCCGACGATTTCACAAGTATGGTAAACGTACCAGAGATGGATTTAGGTCGGGCTTTGAATCAGAGGTAGCTAAAGACTTAACGGTTAATGGGGTTGCTTGGACTTACGAAAAGGAAAAGTTTGATCTAGTAATCCCTCGCCGTTACACCCCTGACTTCCAATTAGCAAACGGAACTATTTTGGAAGTGAAGGGTATGTTCGATAGCGAGGATCGCCGACTCATCCGCATAATGAAGGAGCAGCACCCTGACGTTGATATAAGGATGGTCTTTCAAAGACCTCATCAACGACTATCACGGACTGCCAAGATGACTTATGCCCAGTGGTGCGATAAACACAATATACCTTGGTGTTGTGGCCCTTCCTTACCTAGACGCTGGACTAATCTGTAATTTATGGTACAGTCTTTGCGTTGAGGGATTAGTTAGAGCAACCTCCAAGGTTTTCAGTCACCCTTGGAGGTTTTTCTATGTCTGCAATCCATACTTACTGTCCTGAGTGTGGCTCTAAGAACAACAGAGTAATTTTTGAAAACGGCAGTGAGTGGTGTTATACACCTGATTGTAATTATCGAGTATCTTCTAACGGATCTACCCCAATGTCTTCTACTGAAACAGTTAAAGAGTTCTCACCTGTAGTAGGTGAATATGTAGATATACCAAGTCGAGGTATAACTGCTGAAACTTGTAAGAAGCCTGGGTACATCAAAGGTAAACACGGAGGTGAGGATGCTTACTTCTGGCCTATCTACGATAAAGATAGGAGACTCACTGGCTACAAGATACGAAAGAAGAATAAGCAGTTCTTAATGCAGGGCAGTAACCCTGATAAAAGATTTCTTGGTCAAGAGAAGTGTCCTAATGGAGGAAAACTTCTTGTAATTTTTGAAGGGGAG